AAAAGTTTTCAGATAAGGATAAAACAAAATGAATATTATAAATGCCGTATCTGGAACAGGAATAACACAGACTGCCGATGGTTCAGGATTAATCAAAGTCCAATCAAACGGAGTTACGACTAATGCGTTGGCTTGGGTAAACTTTGCAGGGTCTACTGGAACTATTAAAGCATCATACAATGTTTCTAGTATTACTAGATCTGGTACAGGGCAATACACATTAAATTTTGCTAATGCTTTAAATGATGCAAATTATTCTGCAAATGTTACTTTAAATGGCGGTAACGCATATATTGGAACAACATCAGTTTTTTCCACAACTTCTTTAGCAATTTATGGATTTACTACAGCAAGCGCATTTTATGACTCAAGTAATGTTTGCGTTTCAATTTTTGGAAACTAAAAGGAATAAAAAATGTCACAAGTCATGCCTTCCACTGAAAGACTTAAACAAGTATTTGAGTATAGGGATGGTGTTCTTTATTGGAAACAAAAGCCACATCAAATGGCTCATAGATCAAAAGTTGGCGATGTTGCGGACAATTTAAAAAATAATGGATATAAATCAATATTTTTGGATGGAAAAGCATATCCATCTCACAGAATAATTTATAAATTATTTAATGAAAATTTTGAAGGTTTTATTGATCATATAGATGGCAATCCATCAAATAATAAAATTAACAATTTAAGAGTTGCTACTGCGGAAGAAAATCAAAGAAATGCAAAATTAAGAAAAGATAATACATCTGGAATTAAAGGTGTATCTTATGATAAATCTAAAAATTCTTGGAGAGTAAGATTGCAAGTAAATAAAAAGCAAAAAATATTTGGTGATTTTAAAGATTTAGAATTAGCAGAACTTGTTTCTATTGAGGCAAGAATAAAATATCATGGTAATTTTGCCAATCATGGAATTTAAGGAGTAATACAATGACAAAAGTAGTTATTTATAGTAATAATAATGGTGGGGTTTCAGTTTGTGTGCCCACAGGCGAGTTGCCAATAGAGCAAGTAGCTGTTAAAGATTGCCCTGCCGGTGCGGTAATCGTTGATGATTCAACACTACCCCAAGGCGATGATGCTTTATTCTTTAACGCATGGACACTAAGCGGAACAACTGTAACAGTTGACATGACCAAAGCTAAAACAGAAGCTACAAATCAGTTAAACGCAATGGCTTATGCTGAAGTACAACATAGAGCAAACAAAGCAGGAATTGGACTTAGTAACGTGATGGCAGACTCTGACTGGACTACCGCACTCACAACAGCTAGATCAGCAATTACTGCATCTACAACAACCGCACAACTTGTCGCTGCAATTGCACCGGTTCAGTCTGCAATTACTGCTAACGCTTAAGGGGTTACTATGGCTATCGTCCTTGATGGTTCAAACGCTAATACGGTTGGTATTCCTAACCTTGGAACACCAGTAGCAAGTACTTCTGGAACAAATATTGACTATACTGGTATTCCTAGTGGAGTTAAGCGTATTACTGTTATGCTTAATGGATTCAGCACAAGTGGTACAAGTTTACCAAGAATACAATTAGGTACTGGTGGAGTTCCAACAACATCTGGATATGTTGGAACATACATTAACCTTGTAAACGCTGTTGCTCCTGCTAATTTATCTGGTGGTGGCGCTGATATAGCAAATAATGCTTCAGCGGGAGCATTTATCCAAGGAATATGCACTTTTGCTTTGCTTAGTTCTTCATCAAATATTTGGACATTTACATTGTTAACTGGTAATTCTGCAATTGCTCAATTAGGTTATACCGCAGGATCAGTAACTCTTTCTGGAGTTCTTAATATGGTTCGTATAACAACAGTTAACGGAACAGACACTTTTGATGCAGGATCAGTCAACATTCAATACGAGTAAATCATGGCAGAAATAGACCCAAATATACTGAAAGAAGCTGCGAAAGAAGCCTTAAAAGAATGGCTAAACGATCAATTCGCTGCCTTTGGTAAGTTTACTTTCAGCGGTCTAATGTCCGCAGCATTTGCCGGTCTAGTCTATCTTTGGTTAGCATCCCACGGTTGGGTTATCTCTAAGTAGGTGCAATCATAGATCCTTTTACTTTAGCGATGATGGCTCTCGGTGCGGTTAAATCGGGAGTTGCTTTTTACAAGGAAGCTAAATCAGTCGGTAAAGAGGCAATTGGGGTTATTACTGAGATCGCAGACGGTCTTGGTTCTTTTTTTGAACATCAAGAAAAGGCAATTGAGTATGCAAAAGAAATTGAGAAAAACCCGCCTAAAAACAAAAGTCTTCAAGCCATTGCCCTTGACAACGTCCTCAGAAGAAAAAGACTCGAACAAGCCGAGGCAGACCTTAGAACAATGCTTACATGGGAAGCCCCTCCAGAATTAGGATCACTTTGGGCAGACTTCCAAGAGGAACGATCTAAGCTAATGGCAGACAAGTCTAAATTTGACAAAGCGCAAAAAAAAAGGACGAACAAGAACGTATACAACTTCAGTTTGATAGAGAAGATTTCCAGTTTAAGGTTGCAATTTGTATCGCAGTGCTCGTCTTTACACTCACTTGTTTTAGTTTGATGTATTACATTCGACAAGATTACCAGGAAAGTCTCAAAGGGGACAGAGCGCATATTGAGTTTAAAAGAAAATTTCAGGCTAACTCGGTTGAGATGGAATGTTTAAAGATTTTTCAAGAAACAGGATTTTTGCCTAAATACTGCCCATGATAGGACTGAACCAAACATCTTCGACAAACGACTCTGACGATACAGGGTGGCTAAACTCCAAATGGAGGCCTTGCATGGGTTGGATGTATATGGTTGTCTGTGTCTGTGATTTTGTGATCTTTCCGGTGTTTTGGTCACTCATTCAGGTCTACGGCAAGGGAAAGGTTGATGACCAATGGAATCCGTTGACTTTGCAAGGCGCAGGATTCTTTCACTTGGCAATGGGTGCTGTTCTCGGAATAACCTCATTTGGCAGATCTCAAGAGAAAATGACGGCAATGACTATACCTACAACTTCAAAATGATCTATTACAACCTGATATTTTCACTACTTATAGCTATTTTTTCCGCAGGGGGAGGATGGTATATAGAGCACCTTAGATATGATGCTTTAGAAGCTGAATATCAGGTATTTAAGGATCAAGTTGCTACTAAGGGTGAAATAGCTCAAGAGCAAGTAAAAACAGAAGTTGTAGAGCAAAAATCAATTACCCAAGGAGTTGTATCAAATGAAAAAGCTAAGTTGGATCTTGTTGATAGTTATTATGCAGGGTTGCGCATCAAAGCCCCAGGTGATACCGGTAGCAATTCAGTGCCCCAAGTTTCCATCTCCTCCAAAGGAATTAATGGCATCCCCAAAGACACAATATCTATTGAACACGACTGCGCCAGTGAAACAGTGAAATTGATGGCTTTGCAAGATTGGATTAGACAACAAAGTGAGTTGAAATGAAAGTATCAGAAAACGGTAAACAATTGATTATTCGTCATGAAGGTATTAGGCTAGAGCCTTATTTAGACTCTGTAGGTATTCCTACTATTGGAATCGGCAATACGTTTTATGAAGACGGAACAAAAGTAACTATGGAAGATCCTCCAATAACTCAGGAAAGAGTTTACGAGTTGTTTGATATTATCTTAAAGCCTTTTGAAGACAAGCTAAACGAGTTGATTAAGGTTGAAATAACTCAAAATATGTACGATGCTTGCTTAGATTTGATATACAACATTGGGGCGCATAACTTTGCTAATAGTACCTTGCTTAAACTTTTAAATGAAGGCAACTATAAAATGGCAAGTGAACAGTTTGAGGTTTGGGACGTAGCTGCACACAAGGTTATTCCAGGTCTTGAAAAAAGAAGATTAGAGGAAAAAACATTATTTTTATCATGAACGATATAGCAGATGACGCACATTACACCGAGGAAATGCACAGGGAATCAGCACTGAACGCAATCAGGCAAAGGGAAAAGGCAAAATACACAGGATTTTGCTTAACTTGCAACGATACTGCTTTGCCAAATTCTCAATTTTGCTCTAAAGATTGTCAGGAAGACCAAGAATTAATTATCAGGATTGGTCGAATAAAAGGAAAAGTAAATTAATAACTTAGGATTTTGTCGTATTTCTTACTTTGTTCTATCCCTGCATCATAGCCTTTGTGCCAGGCCTTTTCCCAAGTTTTGTAATTACTTTCGACATAAGGCTTATCATTCTTTAGAAAATCAATAGCCTCCTGCACTTCTTTCCATTTGTGGTGACTGCTTTTGTCTAAGAATTTTTGTATTCTTTCTATCGCTTCATCTCTAGTCATCATAAACTCCTACTAAGTAAAGAAAGAAAATAAACGCACCAGTTGAGACTAACCCTGCAAGCATTATTATTGATGCAAAAATAATAGAATCAATTAGTGCGTCCATTTTTACTCCGATCAAAAGGGTACGTCTGAGTCCATGTCATCAAAGCCCGATCCAGTAGCGGAAGGTTTTTGATTACTTTGTGGATGTTTAGCGGAATCTTTCTCCCCTCCAAGCATGCGGATTGTGTCTGCTTTGATATGGTGGGAAGTTTTTTCGATACCATTCTTATCCGTATATTTTTGGGTTACAAGCGAACCCTGGATAAATAGCATTTTCCCACTTTTAATGTACTTTTCAGCTATTTCAGCTAATTTTCCATAACAAGTAACATTGTGCCACTCGGTTTTAGTTTGGGATTCTCCAGACTTGTCTTTCCATTTTTCAGACGTTGCTAAAGAAAAGTTAGCCACTAAGTCTCCCGAAGGCATGGCCCTTATTTGTGGGTCTTTGCCAACATTACCGATAATTTGAATTTGATTGAACATTTGTGCTCCATATTAGTTCGTCTGCTAAAGTTCGGTATTGAGCCGAGTTAAATAAATACATCCAGTGAAGTACATCATGCTTTTCAAACTGGTCAAAAGCTAGAACCATGTAATACCACTCCAGATGCCTAAGTTCGTAATAGTTTAAATATCTATTTGTGTCCATTTTTAGTCTGCCAAAATTGAAGTAAGTTAGTGAACATTAACCAACCTTTTTTAAGGTCTTCCTCCGTCCATTTGTGGAGGACAACTAAGCCAGGTACGGTTCGAGATACAAAAGCATTGGCACACTCAGCATGCGGAAGTCTAAGTCCCATTCGGTAAGCTGCAAGTTGCATTAAGTGCTCGTCATAGCCAACAATCTTGTCATCCTTGTCAAATTCCTTGGTCTTAACGTCAATCACAACTCCATGCCCTGCGGTGGTATGTAAGTCGGTCTTTCCTCCAAATCCAAGCTCATTAGCAAAGCTCATTTCAGGAATCCAAGTTTGCCGTCCATAATTTTCGGTGATCAAATCCTCAAAAGATTGAACGTGATCAGGGTGATTACCGTAGCCTTTGCCCTCAAAGTATCCCTGAATGGACGCATGGATTTCAGTACCTCGGTTAGCTGCCTCTTTGCCCTCCTCCTTGGAGTCTTGCATAATTCGGCTAATCCAGTCCTCCTCAGACTCGTCTGGACGCTTTGGCAGGGTTAGCGCAGCCATTAGAACTTGTCGCTGAATCCAAACGTTTAAGGCCGGTTTAGCTGCAACATTTAGGATTGTGGTGACACTTGGGACTAGGTTCATAGTCCTGGCATCTCTGAGCGTAGTATTGCGTTCTTTGCCGTTTTTACCGATTACGGTGTACATTGGATTACCAAGACGGTCATACCAATGTTGTGACTCGGATGCTCTGATTTCGTTTTGAGTAGTCATTATTTGCTCCCTAATTTCGTCTTCATTTGATCTTTAGCTTTAACAGTAGCAGACTTGTACATTTCGTTATTCACGCAATATTTGTAAGCTACTTTAAAAGCCTTTTCCAGTTCGTCTAAGTCCTGGCAGTCACCAATAGCGGTAATTAGATCGGTTGCTATGGATTCGTTAAAAGCCGGTTGCTGAACAACAGTTTA